CGCTTTCCTCGTTTTCTGTCCAGAAATATAAATCAGATTTATTACAAGTTGCAACATCTTCTCCTGACTTAGATACATATAAACCATAACCGCCTGTTGCTCTGTTGCCTATTAGTATACGATTTGCCATCAGTCCGTCTCCTCAAAATAAGTGCTGTTCATATAACCATAGGCACAAGGTATTTTTAATACAACAAAACCAATATTTGTACACGCTTGGCTTGAGCCTAGCCCAACGTCTGTGTTTGAAGTTCTTCGACCGTCAGAAGGAAGACAAGCGTTAGCCCCATATCCCATTTTAATAGGAGTTATAGTAGAAGCAGTTGTTTTTATAAGATCCATGCGAGTTGAATAATACTCCTCTGTTTGGTTTCCCGCTGACCAAGTCCAATTGTGCGACTGCTGCATGTCTTCAGCGTGTATGACAAGAGGTATATAACCAAGAGCGTCTTTTGAATTAGTTGTTAAAAAATTTAAAGCAGAGCTTAACAGTAACTTCTGCCCCTCAGCGTAGATAAAACCAGAAGCTCCTGTGCCTTGGCTAGAATCAAACAGTAAATCTTTTCTGCCACAAGTAAGTACATCTTTACCGGCTTTTGATACGTACATGCCGTATCCGTAATTAGTTCCGGGGGAAGCCGAAGCTGATTTATTTCCTATTAATACTCTGTTTGCCATTACGATGAATCATCCACTACTAATATTCTGTTATATTGAGCACTAATTTCAATCCTCTGATCTGTAGCTCCTGTGCCATCAGAACCAACAGTTATTCTTTGGTTAGCGTTAAGATTACCTGACGATATTTTAGCTGCAGTTAATGAAACAACCTTAGCTGATTCAATTGTAGCATCTGCTATCTTAGCGTTTGTTATCGCTGCATTTTGAATCATGGCGTTAGCCATATACACGGTGTTACTACTAACAATAAACGGGGCTGTATTCGCATTGCTTCCGTTCCATATGGCAAACTTATCAGCTTGAAATTGCACATAAGACTGGGCCCCAGAACCATCACTTGAATTAGATCCAATAACCATCCCTGCTGCTGACTTACTGCCATTACTTTCTGTTGCTACTGTCAACACATACATAGCATTTAAGTCGCCTGTGTGAGAAGCCGTAGTCGTATTTAATGTGCTTATGGAACTTGTATGCCCACTTACCGTACTTGTTAAGTTAGTTATGGAAGTAGCATTTGCAGAGTCTCCATTTGCTCTGGCTGTTGCTTCTGATGAGATTGCAGCTGCAACTGTACTAGAGTTACTGTAGCCAGTAACCGTGGCTTCTAGCTCAGTAATTTCACTAACTCTGGCAGTGTTTGCAGAAGTTAAAGTCGCAATGTTCGTGTTTGCTGTAGCAATATTGCTGGTGTTGGTTGTAACAGTAGAGCTCAAACTGCTTACTGTAGTAACTAAAGTAGCGTCACGAGCTGCCACCCAAGCGTTATTAGCAGTGTTCCTTGTGTAAAGTTGACCATCATCAGTATCAAACCAGAGGTCATTTGGTTGTAGTGCATCTCCATTTGACCTAGTGCTTGGAGAAGATGCGGCTTTTATAACCGTAGCTGATGTAGTGCTTGTAGCTAGCAAGCTATACCCTGGCATGTCTGCTAAAGTTTCACTTAAAGCTGTCATAACGGCACTAATGTTTTCAGCCGTTGTAGCACTTGCTGCTGGTGATGAGAACTCACCGAAGGTTTCATTGCCACTAACAGAAGTCGCACGCTGTACGAACCGTACCCAGTAGTACATGGTCGTGTCGTAATCTACCGTGTCTGTAAATACTGAGCCATATACAGACCCTTGCATTGTTGCAGCGTTAAGATCATCTATGCTTGCTCGCCATATTTCAGCTCGTGCAAACAAGCTGCCCATTTGGTGATTGTTCCATGTCACAAGTATTTTAGTAAATGCCCCACTAGCCTGTACGTTTTGAGGAATAGTGTTGAAGGGCATAGAAGGAGTAGGCTCTTCAATCATAGGCTCAACCACTCGATTAAGTCTAGAGGCCCTCTGAGCTAGATTGGAATCAATTAGATCTCTGTAGGTAACAGCTTGGTCAAGTTCGTCTCCACGACGTCCTAGACGCACCTCTAATGCTTCTTGTACAGATTCTAAGTATCGTTTTAGTTCGGGTTCTGTGCTAGAAGGGACTCTATAAATAGCAGGTATTTTAGTTTCTGCCATTACACACCTCTTAGTTCGTCTATGGACTCCGCAATACAAACTTCATTTACTACTTTAGCTGCTTCAATTTGAATTGAAAAAGAACTAGCAACAGTGGCGGGCAGCCTAACTACAGGCTCTGGTATGTCTGTTGCACTAAAACTTGGAGTCGAGCCTGTTACTGCATAAGCATTACCAGAGGTACTAATTGTAGCGTGATAATAAAGAGTACCGTCTCCGTACACTTTAACTGTTACAGGCCAAGCCTCAGCATCTACTTTTACAAAACCCATGCTTGTAGGTTTAGGCGGCACAAACTCTTTACTTTTCCAAGTAAGAGTTTGATAGGTAGCGCCACCCTGAAACTTTTTGATTGTGTTATCAATAATAAGGTACAGCTCGTTATCGTCTGGGTCAGTAAACCCGCCAGCTGCATCTGTAGAACTAGTTTGTGTAAGCAAAGCAAGAGTATTTTTACCGCCCCTTGGGTCAAATATAAATCCACCATAGTTACTACCACTTGTGTATAGCCCTACGTATTTACCTTCCCACCTAAAACCTTTTAAAACTGTTGGGTAGTAGTCTGTTCTCCATTGTTGTGGAGAAATAACACCCTCAGTAATGACTTGCACATCTGTACCAGCGGCGGCTACAAGTCCATCGGCACCCGCGTACATAACCATGTTACCCATGTCCACGAGCGATGCTTTATTTAAACACGCTTGAGCTGCTTCAATACGTAGAACCTGCATGGCTCTTGGGTCTGTACCTGAAACCAAGTACGGTGTACCTTTAGTCGTGACGATAAGACCGTTTCCTGCCATACCTATCGCTACAATCTCCTCTTCAAGTGTAATGCGATAGCTAACGGGCCACGCGTGTGGCATGTAAGCGTCAGAAAAACAAAGTCTTTTACCTCTGAACCCTGCAAAAATACCATTTGGCATAGCAGTTAGCCCAATCATCGGTCCTTCGGGATACGTACTGGTGTCCTCGTTTGGCGGTCCGATCCAATAAGTTGATGGTATAACTTCTGCTAGCTCATCGTTGTCAAGAGCATCGTCGTATGTTCCAGTACCAAGAGACATGTCAGCGACATACTGAAACGCCGTAGTGTTAGAACCGGTGTTAGATCTGTACAGGCGTTTGTGTGTAATATTATTATTTCCTCGCCCAGTACCACTTACACTTGCCGCAGGTAAAGTTACTTGTACAGTTTGGCCATCCACTTTGTCAAACACAGCTGAAGCAAGAGAAGGCGGCCCTTCTTCCCCGTATGCGGACACAAACGTGTACACGTAGGATGTACTGTACTTAGTTTGCGAACCATCGTCTAAAGGAGTTAAAATATGAGCCGAACCTGCACCAACACCTGTAAGGTTAATAGCACTTCCAGCAATTGCGTTCGCAAACGTAGTTGCTAATTGTATTTTAGGAGAAGTGCCTTTAATAACATAGTAGGTTGTGTTATCTGTAAGCCCTGTAATAACAGTGCCTCCACTACCTTTACCATAAATAACAGCATCTCCATTAGCTAAGGCTGTATATTGATCAGCGGTAACAGTTATAGTCTCATCATCAACGAGTACAATACTTGCACTAGACCCATCAAACGTGATTGCGTTACCTTGTACTGAGCTTGCAGTAATAATTGAACTCGGTGTTTCACTAGAAGTAGGGGCAGGTATACCAAGTCTATATGAAGTTGTAGGATAAGGCGCACTACCCGAAGTAATCAAAGAGTCAATACTCATACGCGGAAAGCCAGAACTTCCTCCCTGTCCTGTCCAATACAACCTGTCTTGTGTGTTACCCGCAACAGGTCCAGGAACAACATCAACGTCCTCGTCCCACTCTAACCAAGTTTCAGAACCGTCGTCTTCTTCGTACTTATAAATAGTAGTTCTACTAGAAGCTGTTGGAGCTTGACTACTGTTAATTGTACTGGTGCTGTTATCGGTAATAGGTACAAGACGGCTACTATCTAGATTAACATCCTGTGCTGTTTGTGCGATATCATTCCCAAGAAGCCGTGGGGATATTTGTGGAGCCATTCCAGCAAAAGTGATTAGTTTAAAATATGCCATTTCTTGCTCCGAAGTAAAACAACATACTTATTCCTGAAGTAATAACAATCCAGATAAACCGTTCCGCTATGCTAATAGCGTTTCGATTCATCATGCTTTTGCTTTCTACAGTTTCAACTCGTGCTTCGAGCCTATCTAAACGGTGAAAGAACCTATCGTGATGTTTAAGTACAGTATTAACGCGCTCCTCAATACGAGCAATAGACACAACGGCTTCCGCCAGTTTGTCTAGCTTTTCTTCAACTCTTTCAAGTCTACGTTCACTCTGTGCTTGTGTCATCTAAAGGGGTTTCTTCTTGCAATGGTTTTATTTTATCCTCTTGTATCATAGCTTTAAGCTCACCAGACACAGAGTTTTGAGCGCTCTGCGACTTTTTGAGCTGATAAGCTTGCTCTTGCACATCTTGTTGCAAGCGTACTAGGGTATTAAACCCATCGACTACACGACTAGTTAAATCCTCTACCGCGTAGGCTTCTCCGTCAAAGTTAACGGTTTCTATTTTTGGGCTATCTTCTGCCATTTTTATTCTCCTTAATTAAAAAATTCATCATAACAAATTATTATGCGTCTTGTTGTTCTTGATAAGCTGTTTTAACTGCATTAGTCCATACTGCATTACAGACTGCCTGTACTCTTGCATCTTCACCAGATATATCCGTATCTCCCCAAGTATCACCTGTCTTGGTGCTTGGTGTTAGAATATGACGATGAAATGTACGAGTCAACTCTACGCCATCTTCTTTAATTATAGTCGCTGTTCTTACTTGTACGATTCCACTTTCAAGAGTTTCAATCTTGTCTGCTGTTGTTGTTTTTGTTATTGCCATTTTTTTCTCCGTGCCTAGAATCCACTAGACATAATTATTGTTAAGCTATTTGATAAGTAAAACCAAAATTAAAGTACGCATTAGCGGGAGGTGCCGCACCATTTGTTGCCTTTATAACAGCCGTACTTGCATTGTTACCAACACTAATAAACATACTTTTTCCTGTTTGTGCGATTTCTTGACCAGAACCATTGCCCGCTTGACCACCTATTAAACCAGCAGCAAAAGGTAAAGTCATGTTGTAAGCAGTTGGTACTGTTCCTGACGTTGGCACATAATGGGATTGAACCGCAACAGTAACCATTCTGCCAACTTTTGTATAAAAACCAGTATTTGTGCCTGTCACAGTACCCGCACTACCTCCACCCGCTACAGTATAAGTAGGGGTAAATGTGCCTTCTTCATAATCGTCAAGCGCGTTAGCTCCTGCTGTATCACTATTGAATATAAGACCATCTTGATTTACTCTTAATCTTCTAGCACCACCAGTATAAACATCTACTTCATTACCAGAAGACTCTACTATATAAGTATCTCCACCTGCATCTAAATAAAGTTTTGCTTGTGGTTGCAATAATAAATCACCACCTGATCCACCAATTCCAATATTGATATTACCATTTGAATTAATACGCATATGTTCTGTTGCATTTGCGTAAAACATCATATTATTAGTGCTGTTGTTATATTCAATCTGACCTATATTGTCGTCACCTGAATCTCCAAACTGTAATTGAGCTGATGCACTAGTACCTGCAACGATTGCTACATCTGTTTGACCCGAAGAGCTTACGACTAAATTTCTAGCAGGACTCATGGTGCCGATTCCTAGCCTATTGTTTGGTATATCAAAAGCAAATGAATCAGCATTGGTTCCACCTGATCCACCATAAATTATAAGTTTTCCAGCTGCGTTATATATTTCAGCGACATCGTTAGCTGTAGAGTCTTTTAATACTATGCCGGGATCACCACCTTCTACATATAAATACTTTGAAATCCCTGCAGCAGTTGCAGGAGTTGCACCAATTCCAACTTGGTTATTAAAGATAGCTGTACCTGCATCTGACATATCAAAAGTACAAGCAGTTATTGTTGAGCCACCATCATTTCCGATAATGTATATATCTTTGTCTGATACGAAAGACTTCAAAGCGAAATTATTAGATGAAGTAGTTAATGCACCTACTTGTGTACTACCTGCATAAACTCGTACTATGCCACCACCTTGTTTAAGTATCATTTCTCCTGCAGATTCTATTGTTAAATCTCCACCATCAGAAATAGTAGAACCATTAATTGTAATATCATCTACAGTAAGGGTCGTTAGTGTTCCAAGACTTGTAATAGCCGATTGAGCCGCCCCTGTGACTGTAGCGGCTGTTCCACTGGCATTACCTGTAACATCACCTGTTAGTGGCCCAGCAAACGCGTCTGCTGTAACTGTTCCGTCAAAATAACCATCTTTAAATTCTAAAGACGATGTTCCTAAATCTATTTGATTATCTGTGACAGGAGATAAGGCTCCGTCACCTATTGTTAATCTACCAGAACCACCTGTAGCGATAGTGATTACATCTGAACCACTGAAAGTAATGGACGTATTAGCATCAGCGTCTCCTTGTATAGCATCCAAAGAGATAGTGCCAACATCAGAGATGTCGATATCACCGATGTCTATAAATTCGCCTGTTACTTTTGTTAGTGCCATATTATCCCTCTAGTGCTGTGATCTTGGCTTCCGCAGCTTCTAATCTTGTTATGAGTTGTTGAATTACTGATACATACATTGCATCTGTTTCTGATAAAGGTGTAGCAAAAGTTAATAAGTCTGCATCAACTAAAGGTACATCTTTTGAAGAAGCGTGTAATTGATCTTGCATTACCCACCTTGAATCTACTGCATCTACTTCTTGTGCTATAAAGCCAATTACATCATCTTTATTACCGTGTAATTCTTTATTTTCCCAATCAAACTTTCTTGTTCTTAAAGACTTAAATTTTGATAAGTCATAAGTGTAGTCAACAATATTTTTCTTTAATCTTCTATCTGATAAAGAACTAGTGTTACCGTTATTAGTAAAGCAAGTTCCATCATTTCTAATTCTAAACTGTTGGTCTGCAGTTGAGCCATCTTGAGAGTTGTTCCAACATGAAATAATAGAGTTGTTTCCTGATGCTTGAGAGTTTACATGGAAAGCGGCTCCTACAGCATCTGCGTTTATAGCTCTAACTGTAAACATTGGAACACCTGCTTGATCTCTCTCTACAACCATAACTCCCGCATATGTTGGAGCGGTTATTCCTCCAACGTACATACGACTACCAGTAATTGCAACAGTTCTACCAGTTGACGAACCTGCTTGTAATTCCATCCTATCCCCGTTGTGGTGATAGTCTATTCTTCCAACGTGAGAACCGTTGTCAAAGAATTTAATTATGCCATTTCTATTTGCCGCGGCACTGTCCAAGTGTATTTCGGGATCACCGCCAGCACTTGTTTTAAGTTTCAACGAACAGTTACCACTACTACCTCTATAAATATTTAACTTATGTCCTTCGTCATCGTATGTACCGATGGCTACTCCCGGATCATTTCCCGGCATAAGTGCTAACGCATTATAGTTTGAAGTAAATCGCATTAGGGTTGTGGTGTTCCAAACAAAGTTTACTGTGTTGGAAGCATCGTATCTGTTTTCAATATAGAACTTGTATGAACTGCTGTTTGTTGTTTCTAGTTCAAGTATTGTTGGGCTTGCTGTGAGGACTCTGGTCTTTTGTTTCATGTTGACCATTCCTGAGCCACCATCAAGGGCTATGTATTCTGCTAACCCACCGCTTTGATCGTCACATCTGAAAATCATGTTGCCATCGTCTACATGCTGGTCAAAATACCAAGCACCATAGTAACTGGATATATAAGAATTAGAGCCGTCATGGATTAATCCTAGATCATTACTAGCGCCTAAAGTAAGCCATTTATCATCTGGAAGCCTAACGCCATCATTAATTCTCAGCATCTCCATTGATCCTGTTGGAGCCTGTGTGTCTGCTTTAGTAGTAGTAAATATTAAACCACCATCAGAAGAGCCATCACTCGCATCAGCAATATAAGCGTGTATTCCCGCATAAGTAGTTTTATTTCCACCATCATCATTGCCATAAAAACGAATCAGACCTATATTGTCATCATCAGCAGGAGAGCTTGAGTTTCTATAAAAAGATAAATCAGGGGCTGTACTAGAACCTGCATCTGTAGATATAAGCTCTACTAAATTACCAGTACCTGAGTATGAAACTGTAAGAGGTGCTGTAGGTGATGCGGTTCCTATGCCAATTTTATCGGCACTACCATCAACAAAGAAGAGGTTTTGTTCAGTATCTCCTTCAATTCGAAAATCTACATCTGCACCACTTTCATTAAAAACAGCTGCTCCGTCTCTATCATTAGAAGAATCAGTACCCCAAGATATATCAGTACCATCAGATTTAAGTACCTGGCCATTTGAACCTACAGCGAGCACAGCAGGATTACCACTACTATCACCATAGATAATCTTACCTCTGGCAATGCCTGCCATTTTAGCTAAAGTAACTTGATCGTCTGCAATATGAGCAGTGTCTATACTTCCATCAGTATAGTGCTCACTATTGATAGCATCGTCTGCTATCTTAGCGCCAGTTATAGCATCGTCTGCTATTACGTTCGTTGTTATCTTAGTGTTAGCCATCTTTCAATGCCTCTATTTCTTGTTTCATTTGTTCAATCTGTTCTTGTTGTTCTTGTACCGCTTTGATGAGTGGTGCTACAAATTGATCGTAGGACATACCATGAAAATCATCATATTCATCAGTTTTTTGTATATCTAAACCACCAAACTTGTTTTTATCAATACCATGCTTTTCAACTGTTCTAGCGACTTGTTGTGCTATCAACCCTTGATGTTCTCTTTCATCTTTGCCTTTGTCTTGTTGCTCTCCATCAATCCATTTATAGCTTATTGGCTCTAAATCTTTGATAAAATCAAGCCCTAATGATGTTGGTTTTATTTCAGTTTTCTCTCTTTCATCTGAAGTTTGTATTGAGCCATTAACTGCATATAACGCTTGCCATCTATAGTTTCCCTCACCCACATAACCAACGTTATCTGTCATTGGCAATATTCTAGCTGTACCGCCAGTCCCTCCTACTACTAAATTAACTGCTCCCGGATTGGAGGTTCCTCCTATCAATAATCCACCCGTTGAGTCTATTCTCATGGCTTCATCAAGCGTTGCATCATTTTGAGAGGTGCTAAAGACCAGTGCTGTACTGCTTATGCCATCATCGCCATTTTCTTTTACTCCATCAATAGATGCACCTACTTGTGGATTAGTGCTGTCATCAGGAATTTTAAATAAAAGCCTAGCTCCTGAACCAGCAGCACCATCTACTCCTGTGCTTGTATATTTTGCAGCAAGAGTTAAAATTGTTTCTGGTGTTGATTGAGTATCACTTGATAATGCTTTTTCACAATGCAAAATTGAGCTAGGACTCGTGGTGCCGATTCCAACATTTCCACCATTAAAGTAACTATCTCCGGCTGCGTAAATTTGATTTTTTAATACTCCTTCTGAGTATTGTGCATAATACCCATAATCAACACCTACACCGCTTGATCCGCCAGCACCGAAAAAATGTAGGCTTTCATCTGCTGATTCAATTCTAAATCCATTGGTTGAGCCTTCTGTTACAAGAACCATGTCTCTTGCTGGACTTGTGGTGCCGATACCGACTTTTCCAGAGGAGTCTATTCTAAGTCTTTCGCTTCCGGCAGTTTCCATCTTAATAAAGCCATCAGGGTCAACTTCAATATCTTCATTGCCATCGTGGGTTTGCATTTGAACAGGTGCCGTTGAGCTTTTTCCTTTCATTATAAATGCGCCACTATGTATTCTTAGGGCACCGACATCTGTTCCACTATTGTCTTCTAGTAAAATTACATCTTCTTCGTTTGAAGTACCTGTTATCTGAAGCCTAGTTGTCGCGGTAGTATTTCCAATACCTAAGTTTCCACCATTCTTAAGATACATTCTTGAATCACTTGCCTCACCAAACTGTAATCCGTCTGAGACTCTTATCCAATAATCGTTTGCACTAGAAGAAGTATCAACAAAGTTAAGCTCTGGAACAGTACCGCTTATTGATAATACAGGGCTTCCTGCTGTTGAAATTCCACCATTTGTAGGAGCTGCACCAATTCCAACATTTCTATTGAAATAAGCATCTCCTGCTTCTGACATATCTAGGGTAAGTGCAGTTATATCAGAACTACTGTCTGTACCTTTAAAGATAATGTCTTGGTCTCCAGTTACAGCATCAATATAGTTATGTGAACCGTCGTGATAAATCTCTAAGTCGTCCCCTGTACCTAGTTTTATCTTAGCGTTATCTGGCATATCCAGATGAGAAGTTAGATCTAAAGTAGAGGACATCTTCACATCTCCAACAATATCTACAGGCACAGACGGGCTCGCCGTACCCAAACCCACCCGCGAGTTTGAGTTATCGACTACGAAGGTAGGAGAATCGAAAGCAACATCATAAGAGCCTACAGTTAGTGTACCTGGCGTTGTAATGTTGCCTGAGAGTTTTGCTGAAGTAACAGTACCATCACTAGGAGTACCGATATTGACGGGGTTGATAATGTAGACAACCACCTTCCTGTTCGTCGTAACGCCCGCAGACATTGTTAAAGTGTTAGTAGAAATACTATATGAATCTTGATTCTGGAATACACCTTCAATGAACACAATCAAGTTGTCTTCGGCTGCTGGTGTATCGCTTAAAGTAAAAGCTGTTTGCCCGTTGGTTGCAGTAAACGTGTCTACTGTCAAGTTAGAGCTTTGTAAATTGATAAGGTTATCTATGATAACTTCGAGTTTTAAACCGTTCGATGGAGCAGCATCAAACGTCAGTGTTGAACCACTAAATGAGAAAGTGTCGTGGTGTTGCATGACACCATCTAAGAACACCATCGCGTTTGCTTCGTTCTGTGGGTCAGTACCAACATTATAAGTTGTTGCACTACTGGCTGTGGTTGCGTTGTAGACTGTTTGGTTAGCTGATTTAGCCGCGATATTCTGTTGAATATCAGTTAGCAACGCAGCTGCAGCACGCAGCTGTATTGTAGTGCCATTCGCAAACGTAGCAGCGCTCGTGTTGTCCGATGCACGAACCACGGTCCACGTTGTACCACTCACCGCTGTGACTTTGACTATTTCAATATTAGTGCCGTCATCTATTGTGGCGTAGAAGTACTCCCCCGCCCCCGGACTGGGGAAGGTTGAGCTACTCGCCACACTAATACTTGTAGCACTTGTACTACTAATCGCAGCAGAAAGAGTAGTGCTGGCGTTATTTGTAAACAGTACGCCCACTTATCTCCTCCTATTAACTAACAGTTACAGTCCAAGTGACAGTCATGGAGTCATTAGCGCCTTTGTTTACCACAGAGAAAACTGTTCTACATAACATAGTACCACCCGAACTTGCGTTCAAAAGACCTGCTTCTGTAACGGCTCCTGTACCTGTACCTGCTGCAAACGTTGCTACGTAAGTAACAACAGCTGCTGAAGCAGCACCAGAAGTTAAAGACACACGTCCTAACTCTGTACCAAGTGCAGTATTACCCGCCGCTGCAGCTGTAGTACCAGATCCAATAGCCATGTGACTCATGACGTCTGAACTGGTTCCTACTAGCCTTGAAGCAACGAGATTTTTACCCGCGGTGACTACTAAGTTATCTATATCCTGTACAAGTTCATCATTAAGATGAATTTGTAAGTGTCCTTTTAACTGTAGTTGATCATTTATGCCTGACATAATTACCTCTTATGCATTTAACATGGAGTTGTTTAGAGCCGTGGTATTTAACGGCCCGCCTCCAATAGTTAATTCTACCGATATTGAATCCGATAATGAAGCAGTATCTGCATAAGTGGGGCTAAATAGCGCCGTTAATGCTTCTGACATCGTTACCGAATCCGCCTGAGTACCTCTACTAAAGGACCAGCTTGAAGATTCAGCTAGACTAGCTGTTTCCGCAATTGTTCCTGGAGAAAAGGCGTTCACAAAACTCTCTGATATTGTAACACTTTCAGAGGTTGTTGTGCTAAACGCATATGAAAGAGCTTCAGACACTGATACAACGTTGCCTTTATTCAACGTTACGTCGGTCTGTAGCTCATCATCTACACTGGCTGCGTCATCCAATGTAAATGAATCCGAGAAAGTACGCGCAAACTGCACGACTCTGCTGAAGGAATCTGAGAAAGAAAAACTATCCGCTATGGTGTAGTCAAGAGAATACAGTAGCGAATCTGAGAATGAAAAAGTTTCCCCTGTAGGTTGTATAGAAACACTAAACGTTGGGGCATCTGAGAAGCTAAACGAGTCAGCTGCTGCTTTACCTAAACTATACGACAGTTGTTCTGTTATGGCTGGGGTATCCGCAAAAGACCTATTAAACTGCATCGCTTTAGATAGAGACTCTGCAATAGATACAGAATCAGACTTGGCAGTGCTAAGCGCTTTAGCCACAACTTCGTTTTCTGCATCAAAGGTTGTCGTATCTGACTTAGCTAAACTAGTTGCCAACGAAGATATAGCATCAGACATAGTGACTTTAAAGTCAGCTTCGTCCTGCCCAAAGTAATTATGCTCAGCAGTAAAGTACATGTTCTTACTGTCTGCATCTGTAATGATGTCTGCAGCAGTTAAGTTAATGTAATCTAAGGTGTTTTGAAGAGCAACATAAGTAACAGTGGATTTTGCAAATATAAAAGTAGACACCGACTCCACAGAGTCAGTATCAATCGTTAATGCAAGCTTAACGTAATCAACTGTTAACTTTAATGCCATTAATCAAAATCATCTCTAACTACAAACTTAATAAGATCTTGAACCGTTTGTACTGCAGAAGCAGACGTCGTATATTCAAGTTCGCCTTCATATGTTCCTGACGTCGTCCATGTACCACTGGGGAATGTACATGTACATGTACCACCAGAAGCAGAAACAATGGCGCAAGTGATTGTAGAAGAGACGGTAGTTGAACCTACACTACGGATTCTAAGTTTTACTGTGCCTCCAGTTAGGTTTATAGCTGCCCAAGTGTCTGAATCTTCGGCATCTAAAGTACTTCCAGATGCAGCAGTATTACTATCCTTTAGCGTAAAGTTCAAAACGGGGAGAGTATCCCCTACTACTAATTTGATTGTCGATGAATATGCCATATTAATTCTCTATTATATATTATCTTTTGGGTAATTGACTATAAATTGGAACTAGGCTAGTCGCATTAAAATCACCTTTGGCCAAATCTTCAAACCTTTCCACACTAGGCCCTAATAGAGGAGTCATAAAAGAGTCTCCCCAAAGGTTGTTTTGCCTCATTTGAGCAAGCATTGTCCAGGGGCCCAATACACCAGAACGATCAAACACTTCAAACCAATAAGTACCCCAATCCATATCTCCTACTTTAGAAGGAACAGGCTCTATAAAAGGAAGCCCCGCAGCTAAAAGATATTTTGTTCTTTCTCTAAATTCCCAACCCAACATAGTTAAAGGTAAAACAGTAGTGGCAAACAACATTAAAGGAGGAACCATTGCTCCTAATGTACCTGTTTCTCGTTTTCTAGAATAAGCTTCTCTTGCAACTCCACCTACAATATTTTTACCGTACGCGTAGAAAAAGGCTTTAAGTTGCCAAATTAAAGCATACCTAGGATCAGATGCCCAATAAGGACGCTCCGCTGCGTTCGGTCTAATCACAGACTCTTCAACAAATCTACCCAAAGCGTCACGTACCTTACGCCCATCTTGCCCCGAGAAGCTATAGTCATTTGCTTCCCATCTTTTAGCTTCCTGCCAAGTAAGCCCATCAAGCTCAGCCAGATATCGAATAGATCTCTGGTTGCCTTGTTTTGCTAACTCTGAATGCCGCATTATAAACTGCTTACCCATAGAAGCAGCAAACTGTCGCATAAACCGAGTATATCCTTCTGTTAACGTCCACTTAAAGAATTTATCTGACCATTGTCTAGGAGTGTCAAGCATCCAATCTGCATCTACACTATGGATATACATATTGTCCATAGCTTCTCGAGTAGCAACTCCAATCTCTTCTGCCATACGTGCCGCTTCTTGTGGGTTATTCCACATGTCTCGCCCAGTACGAACTGCCGTCATTAAAGCTTTAAACTCTTTAGACCTAAGTACTGGTCCAGCAAGGTCAGGGAAAGAGGCGAACACAGCAAAAGCGAGCAAAGTTGAAATATTTAAGAACAACCCCCAACTGTTAATTTTTCTAAGGGCAGAACTCATGTCTACATCGTATTTGCCTAGTGTGTTTTTAACCGCAGTTCTTGCCATTCTTCTTTCAGCTGGGTCTTCTACCATCTCAATTAAAGCAGAAGCTCGTTTCCAGCCTCCTCTTTCTTCCCATTCTTTTTTCTTTATTGTATTTCCAATGTACCTATCTACCGTAATGTCTGGGCCTTCCAAGAGTCCGGCTTTACGTAATTCTTGAGTAGGAATAAAAGAAAAGATTTTACTTCTGTGTGGAAGTAAACCAACAGCAAGATCCCTAGCATCTGTAGCAATAGCGTTCGGGTCAGTGTTCGCATGTTCTTCATCAGATAAAGCAAGATCAATAAACGCTTGGTCTGGAGAAGTTACAAGGTCTGAAACTATTTTGTCTGCAAGCTCTTTGTTAACTTCAAATGTTTCCCAATATTCAATCCTTGGGTCGCCTTCTGGGTTTTCTGGTGTTTTTGTAAAAGGGTCTATTTCAATGTTTCCTTGTAGGTCTCTCACAACCGTTGAAAAATAACCATCTTTAACAATAAACCCTAAGTCTTCTTGGACTTTATAAGTTTTTCCATCTTTTCTTGTTATGGTTTTCTTCCCGTCTCGTAAAGCTTCAAAAAGTTGTTTGTTTGTAACCCTATAATCAGGCGATTGAATAAGGCGCCTGTGCTGAACCCCTTTATTAAATTTAACAATAAGATCAGAAAGAGCTTTACGTAAAGCTGGAGTCTCTGCAATTTCCTCAATGTTAAGCATTCTTGGAATAAATTCATTTATAAAACGAACACCGTATTTAGAAAGGTTTTCTTCCCCGTGAAAATATCTAAACAGTTGCCTAATACCAAAAGCTGTTTCTGAAAGTTGCCCTTTTTCTGTACCAATGTTTGGTACATACGTTGAGTTGTGTCGAAGGTTTTCTGTATCTTGTAAAACTTTTACAAGCTCTGGGTTTTGTATCGTTCCAATAACCTGTTGCCTCATAGCAGGATCAAGCTTAGGTAATTTTCTATCTAGCTTTCTTTTACCCCCCAACCGTTTTTGTATAGCTAAAGGGGTTTTAACAGGAACAAGGTACTGACGTCTATTTGCAGCTCTAACAACTTCTTTTACCCAAACATGATCAAGTCCTTTTTGAGACATTACTTCTGCAGGAGGAATAATTGCAACGTTATCTATTATATACTCTCTAGCTTGTGCAAACACCATAGGGGGCTTTTTGCCCTGTTTTTCTAAAGTTTTAGGGTCTGGAACTTTTATTTTTAAGTTGTTTGCCGTTGCTTCATCTATTACAAAAATAGCTTCCTGGCGTTCTTTCATATACTTAGCTGTCATTTCTGAGGGCACATCTTCCATTACATAGGTTGGTGTTTTGCTTTCAGCTTCTACAAAAGCCTTCTCTCGTATTTCTTCTACAAACCCTGCAAGTTTTCCATATAGGTCTTTTGAATATATTCTCTTTTTTGTTTGCCACGTCTGTGAAAAGCCACGTTTGTCATAAGATTGACTAGCGCCATATATCATCTTACGTAAAAGTTCCATAGGCGTGCGAAAACGCGAATGTTCAGCAGGCATTTCTTCTTTAAATCTTTTTATAGTCGCTTTGTCTTGTCCTAATTTACCTATGAAGTTATCCGTTGGCATAGCCAACCCCATCAGCTTTTTCGGGAAAGATTTAGCGTTTCCTTTTAAATAACGCATAAGGCTAGAAATCAAACGTGCGTATTCTTTTCTTTGCTTAGGAGGCATTTTCTTAGCCGTATCATCAATCATATTCTCGATATGAATTATCTTATCGTCTCCAAGATACCCCGCGTCAACTTTTTGTTTAGCCCCGTCCTTGTACGCCTGTACAACACCGTTTGCCCACTGATCAAACGTCTCTTGTCCAACCGCTGGCTCAGCACTAAACCGTGTTTTAAAAGCAGCGTGCATTTTATTAAAAGCATCGCGTAGTTTGTTAGCTAAAGCTTTAAGCCAAGAGTCTGCACCATTTTTTGCTTTTAAAGTTTTGTCAAACAAGAATCTTGACGCACGGTCCGAGGCCCACTCTTCAAGTCCATTCTCATCAAACCATTGTTTAGGAGCATTTGGTTGTTTCTTTGCTTTTTCAAAAGCTTTTTTCATCATTTTCTTCTGGGCTAGAGTCATGCCTTCCCATTCTTGTCGCCATAGAATGTGACCAAACTCATGTCCAAGAACAAAAACGTTAAGAATATAATCTTGTGTGAGCGTTTCTTTTTTCCTTTTTGTTCTAAGCATAATAATTTTTTTATTTCCCATATGAAGAACTCGTCCTTTATTCGTAGGGGATTCTTCCATTTCTTTTCTGCTCTTTTCAATGTTTATTACATCATTTTTACTTAGCTTAGCGTTTTTGGATAAGTTCTCTCTTTGGTCAACTACAATAATTTCTACGTTCGGATCTATCTTAAAAGCATTTCTTGCTAGTTTCGCCATTTGAATAGGGATTGTTCTTGCGCTTCTTCCTGCTGCACTAATAGGAGAGTCATCAAAATACTTTTGAACACTTGGAGAGAAGAAAGTATTAGTAGCTACTTCTTGTTCTTGTATCTGCGCCTGCATTTCTTCATAAGCAGCATACTCTTCTGCCGGTGTCTGCTGTTGTTTAGCCGGAGCTGGGGCTGGGGCTGGGGCTGGGGCTGGGGCTGTAGGGGCAGCTTTTACTTCTTGGCCAACTGATTTTTTATAAAGGTCTTCTATTGCCTGTCGACCAGCCTCGTTTATGCTTCGAGTACCTATTCCAGCAAAAGACGGCGTCAAGGTTGGTGTTTCTGTAAGTTCTTCTAGTTGTGGCATCATGCCTTCTCGTAGCATTGGTTCACCAGGCCCATCGCTCTCGAAAGTAGTTTGCAGTTTGTACCACTTTTTAACATCCTGAACAAAAACATAAACTGGCTTACTGTCTCCTTCGTTGTAGCCTTCTCTTGTTTTTTCCCCAATACCAAACTCTGTTGGAAATATAGAAGAAGGATCAAACGTATTAAGCGCCATTTGTATAGCCCACCCAGTACCGCCACCTTGTTTTTTAAAATACATGGCCGTTTCACCTAGGTTAGGATTTGCGGCGAATATTTTATCGGGGTCTGCGTTAAGCCCTTCAACAATTGCAAAAACAGCATCAGAGTTTTTTATCTGAAACCAGTTTCTATGTATAAGCGAAACCGTGCTTGGGTTTGTTGGTGCGTTCTTCCCTAAACCTCTAGCAGCTTCTTCAACAGCAGGTTTTGCTTCTTTCTTTTGTTCTTCTGTTAATAAAGTATTTCCTCGTGGTGGTTTTCTTCCTCCTTTCATCCAATAGTGTTTAACGTTTTGTTCTTGCAATCCGTAGCGTTTCCCAATCATTTCAAACTGAGTGTCTGCTCCTGCCGCACCGCCTGAATTAAGAACGGCTGTCTGTATATTAAAAGCTCCAGGAGCAGTAGGTTCGGGGGCAGTGGGGGCAGAGCTTAATTCATCCCTAACTTCCATTAAGAGCCTAGGAAAAGCTTCTCTCCAATGTCCAGTTTCTGGTATGTGCGTAATCCTTTGGTTTCCAGTATCTAATAAAAGTTTTAAAGCTTCTGGGTTTTGTTCAAAAGAAGCTTTCATTACTTTTTTCATTACTTCTTCACTTTTTGTTTTATTACGAAGGGCGGGAGAAACCGCTTTTCTAGGGTCTGCTTTCTGCCATTTTTTATTTACATAAGTAGCATTATCAAAAACACCATTCTTATTTGTTTGATAAGCATGTTCTACGCTTCTATAAGATCGACCTTCATACTCAAAAGGTCTAACTGCGAAATTGCTTAGTTCTTTATTTTCTCCTCTTCCATAGTAAACATTAATAGAAGCAGTAGGTTCGGGGGCAGTGGGGGTAGATCTTAAAGCTTCTACTTTACTGTTTAAATAAGCAAAAGTTTTAGGGGCTGTTTCTTTTAGTCTAGCTCGCCCTGTGCCAAGCCCGTCTTTTGGTATAACTATAGTTTTTCCTTTTGGGATTTTATCAAAAGCTTCATCTATAGCTTTTATGTTAGAGTCATATTCTGCATCTGTAAAAAAAGCACTCTTTATTATAGAAGGCAATTTTTTAGTAGGGATACCAACCGCATTAGGTTCATCTCTAATAATAGCTTGTCCCCCTTTGCCTCGGCCTACGAGATTATCTCCAAAAAGATAAACTTTGTCTGGATTATTTTTTAGTGTAGAAACAGAAAGACGAGAAATTGTTTCTACAGCTCCAGGAGCAGTAGGTTTAGTAGCAGCAGGGATCTTACTGCTTGCAACATGTCTAAAAGTTACACTTACACGGTTTTCGGCAGACGCTCCAACGGCATGTTTTTTCTCTGTTTGAAACTTGCCATCTGGCATAACATAAATATCACCGTTGTTAATAACAAAAGAGTTTTCTTGTTTTCTTGTTTTTTTATCTGTTATGGTAATACGAGCAGAGCCACCTAAACTTAGGGTTGCAACTGCGCCAATTGTTCTATCCTTCCTGACAAAAATATTTTCATCGTCACTATGTGCTCCAATTTTTTTCCCTGGAGGAAAACTATTAGCTAAAACACTGTTAAAATAATTTTTTGGATAGCCTAATATGCTTTCTAAAGCTCTAGCTAATTCAGAATAACGCTCTGGCATCGGCTGAGCTTTATGTTTTGCGCCTGTATATTCATAATCTACTGGCCCAAACCAAACTACAGACCTACCTGCAGTTAGTTTAGATAAAGGGTTGTTAGAAATTTCATCAATAATTTCATCAATATTAACCATTCCAGCCCAAGAGTTTTTTAGAAGCGGCATTAACTCATCAATTTGAATGTTGTTTTGTGGGTCATTAAGAAAATCTTCTCTAAATATTTGTATTCCTTCTGGCGGTCTTACTTCTGAAGTGCTTGTAGTTTCTCTTTGTTGCTGTTGCAACTCTTTAAGGCTTTTGGGTTTAGCTTTTTCCTTTGATTCGATAGCTAGATTACGTTTGAGCTCTTCATTTCTACGCCTTGTAATATCAATAGAAAGTTTTTCTTCTTTTTCTTTTTCAACTTTCCGTTCTTTTTCAAACTGTTTAAATGTTTGTTCGCTTTTATAGTCTTTTATAATACCTTCTATTCTTTCTGCACTACTTAGCCCCAGTCCTCCATAATCCCTTATTAAAAGGTTTCTATTAAGTTCGGCATCTGAATATGAACCTTGTTCTACTTCATATATGTTGTCCCTTCTTTCATCCATAGCTTCTTCTATAGCAAAGTCATCTAAAGAGATATCTCCATAGTCTGCTCTTTCAGGGTCTGCATCTAAGCCAAAAAGATAGTCTCTGCTTTCTGCAAGTCTTTCATCAATTTCTTCTTGGAGAAACTGCTCATCTCGACGTTGGTCTGGTTTGGTCCACATGTCTTCGTATACTGAAAGTTGATATTCAATCGTACTAAGTCTTTTTAAATCTCTTTCAATAAGTGGCTCTGTGTATAAAGTTTGATTTTTCCCTAAAGAAAATTCTTCTGGGGCTTGGGCATCTTCTTGTCTTATTTGATCAATTTCCGAATTACTAAAAAAAACTGTTGGGGCAATAGGAGCACCCGGTTGATTTGCTCTAAATCTAAAAAAGTTGGCGAGTTGATCTTGTCTCTTTTTAATGTTTGACCGTTCTTTTAATAGTAAAAAATCAGGTACATACGCAGAAACAATATTTTTAAGTTTAATAGTTTTGATAGATGTATCTTTTACATCGTACTCTGCTCTGGCGGTTCGTTGTTCGGGGTCTTTAATGTTTAAATAATTTTTTTCGGCTTGTTCAAGTTCATATTGGTTTGTGCCCTTTAAAGCAGACTCATAAATAACAAGGTTATCTATTCTGTTTCTTTTTGTTTTTTGTTCTTTAGTCTCTTTTCCAACAGCAACGTCTTCTTCAATCATTTTATTAAGAGGGCCAAGGAACGAATCATCAGTAATTTTTGTATACTTCTCAGCTGCTATACGATCAATTCTTCCCTCTTTCCACGTGTATTGATGCACAGCTGCTTCAATGTCATATCCTAGTCTGTCTAATTCAACCATAGCTGTCATAAAGCCATCTGCCATATGTACTTCAAATCTTTTCTTTTCGCTCGTGTATGTAGACTCATACATAGACGCTTGACCACGAAGTTTATTAATTTGAGCGCCACGAAGTGTGAGTCGAGACATACTAATAGGTACTCTTTTTTCTTTTGCAACAGCAGGTAAAACACCATCAGATACTTCTCCTGCTGCATTTTTTCTTGCAACTAAAAGCCAACCAGAACCCCCTGTGTTGTCATAGTTGGGGTTTTCATTTGACTTTCTTTTATCTGTGGCTATAGCTTCTCTTATACCCGCATTTATTAGCTGCGCGCTTGTAACAAAATTAATTTCGTCAAGAGTAGCAGTTTCAAAAATTTTAAATTGCCCATAACCATCGTTATCAGGGTTTGTTTCAAGGTGTACTTCAAAAAGAGAGCCTGGTCTTTCCTGAACTAACTCATCTATCTTATTCATAAGAGCATCAGAGAAAAGAGTATACAAAGGCTGGCCTATAAGTTCATTTCCAAATGTTTCTCTAGGTCCTGTTGTAGTTGTTCCTGCATAGACATCTTGTGCAAAAGTTTGAATGGGGTCTTTTACGCCGTATGGTTTAGCTCCTTCGGGTAAAACAGAATTGACCGCGGCTAAATCTTCTTCAGTTATGGGTCTGTTTCTATCGGTCTGCGTCGTAGGTACTCTTTCACCCGTGTAACGACCAAGAACCGAAGCAAAAACTTTATTTTTTGGTTGGCCTATATGGCTTTCATTAATAATGTTTTCGATGTTTTTATTTTTTGCGTTTAGTTTATTAAACTCTTGTAGATACTCTCCAAGCGTATCAATATTTTTTAGTTCTGTTTGCAGCCTTGCCACTTCGGTTTGTCGATCCGCTAACGTAAATTGCCACTTGGTAAGGTCTTCTCTAGTAAATATTGGCCCACGCTCTGACAAATTTCTATCGAACTCGCCTCTATTTCTTTGTATGTTTGGATTAGCTGTAGGTTTAAAAATAAGAGCATAGTCTTTAAACCATTTGTCGTTTCCTCTTTTTTGAAGCTCTGAAACTACGTTTGTTGTACTGTTTACATCGTCTGGTAAAAACTGATAACCCAAAGGCTGCCCATATTCATCTACAGGAATGTTTGCTTTTGTTGTCTGTGTTTCTTTTTTTGCGTCTTCATTAAAATTTGTTACTTCATAAGCTTCAATTATTTGTTCATCTGTTATGCCTTCTTGCTTTTTAAAAATTTCTAAATATTCTTCTGTAGTCATTGGCTTTAACGTGCCATCAGCGTTTCTTCCTTCTGCTGTATCTTGAAGAAATCTAAATTCAGATTCGGGTGTCCCTACATCGGGAACTTGATTTTTTAGTTGGGTTTCGGCTTCTTTTATGTTGTTTTCGTTGTGTGGTATTCCAGTAACAATTTTTCCCTCTTTGTCCGCAACAGCCATAACGTAGGGTTCGGTTATTCCAATTCTTTCTTTTAAAGAAATGTTTTCTTCGTCTTCTCCCACAATTCCTTTAAAAAGATCTGTGTTTTGTGCAGCATCAACAAACTGCTTTCTAGCCATTCTATTAATATTACCTAAAGAACCCCCTGCAGCCCCTAACCCAAATCCACCTACAACGCCAGCAAAAGCAGCTTGTACAGCATCTAGTTTTGCTTGGTTTACTGAATAGTCAGGGTCGGTTCTAAGTTTTTGTTTAATGTTAAGCCCTTCTTGTGCTGTTTCTGCAGCTCCTTCACTAAGCGCCCCCATTATTCCCAAACCAAACATAGTATCTTGGGCTAAAGCTTTCTTAAACTGGCCTTTGCTTCTGTTTACCATTCTAGTAAAAGCAGTAACAACCGCAGATTCACCTGCGACACCAATAGCAGCATAACCAAGGCCTGTTCCAAGAGCATACGTTCGTGCGTACCTATCACGTTGTCCCAAGTCTTCAAACTCCCCGTAAGAAATACCAGAGCCTTGAATAAGTTCTTGAGAAGCTGCTCCTGCTATAAAGCCGGGGTTATATGACCCTGTAGGAGTTCTACCTTTAAGTACTTCAAACCAAGCTGTTAAAAATCTTTCTTCGTCTGGGTTAACAACTCCCCCTTGCATTTTCTTTTTTGAAACTTGTTTTGCAGCTTGGCTCATTGCTTGCCTAGTAGCTGTTGCCCCAATACCTGCCCGAGCTAAAGCAAAAGCACCGCCACCTGCAAAAGCAGAAGCAATACTAGCAATAGCGGAAGGAGTAAATTGCCCTATTGCAGATACAGCTTGTGTAAGAAATCCACCAACGGTTGGCTCATTTAAAAATTCTGTAAAGTCTGGAACAGTTGCCATAGCTTCAGCTGCTTGGCTTTGAAGTCTTCTTGCTTCTTGTATCTGTTTATCCGCTTTTTCTGTCTCTCCCATAGCGTCATAAAACAAAGAATCAAAAAGATCTTTGTTTGCTAAAAGATTTTTTACTCCGGCTTCAAAGGCATTTCCAAAAGTACTGCCTCGCTCCCGCCGTAGCTCGGGAGGCAAATACGTATCTCTAGGGTTAACCTCTAAACGGTCTTCAAATAAGGGAATATCTGGTCGCGCTCTACTAGGAGAAGGCTTAAACAAAAGGTCTTCAAGCGTTGTCTCTTGTTGTTGAGGGGCAAACAATTCGTCAAATAATTTAGTATCTTTAGCCACATTAATTATCTCTCAAGGGTGAGGTATAAGTAAAACCCGGACGCTTTAAAGTTCCAAGGGCGCCAGTTACAGTTGGTTCAGCCCCTTGGCTAACTGTACCATATGCTTTTCTCATTTCTTCATACCCCCTAGACGCTTTCCATATTTTATATCTTTGAAAGTCTTTTTCCGGAATCATTTTTTGTAAAGCTGCTTCTGCCATCTCAGGGTCTCCAGAGTAACTATTAAAAATCATAGACATTAAAGGAGTAGACGCAGTCGTTTCCTTCCCGTCACTATTAAACACAGCCACTCTTGGGAAATTATTCCCGCCAATATCAGCTCCACCGTCTTTTGCTAAACCCTCTCCTATAAGAAGCCTAATGTCATCTACTCTAGGGTTAACTGTATCCCCTTGAAAGTGTGGGTTTCCTCCTAAAGCTTGAAATATGTTATCTCTTATGGCATCAGATTTAAACATTGGTTCATTACCAAACCAACCAAAAGGAGCAACCCGCCCCAACCAATTTTTTTGTCCAGCTATAACCATTTCTCCTAAATGCGCTTGTAAAGTTGCATCCTGAAGTGCTTGTCTGCCAAACCTATAGTTAGGGTTTGTTCCGGTTGGGTCAGCTGTTTTTATTTCATAGGCCAAAGTTCTAATTGCTGTTCTTGCGTCAGTAGGACTTAAAACCCCCACTACTGGTGTTACTTTGCTGCCAAGCCACGACGCTTCGGTCTCTCCTGTATTATATTCAAATCCGCTTCCTGTAGGGCGGGCGCCTATAAGGTTCTGTACCATTTCTAAATTCTGCTTATAAACGTCAGAAGGTGCGGGTGCTGTTCCTGTGCCCGTCGGAGTTGACATAAACCCTGTACGAACCGCTGACTCCATTCTTTCAATTGCTGCGTCTGGATCGCTTGTAAGCCCTGCAATGGCTCTTATTGCCACTGCTCGATTATAAGGATTAACCTTTTCAAGTTCTTTAATCATAGCGTCAAAAGTTTCAATACCTTTGCCCGCAAAATAGTCTCTCATTATATCTTTATCATTGGTTTCCGCAGCTGCTTGTGCTCTTTGTACAAGGTTAGTACTTAAAATATTACTTCTAAGTTCTGCTTGACCAGAAGCTGTTTCTTCATCCTCATAAGATTCGATAACATCTCCTGTAATAGGGTCTTTAATTCTGCCACCAAAATTATCTTGTATTTGTTGTTCAGCGTAATCTTCTAACTGAGATTGAGGAATTGGCATTCCTTTTTCATCTATAGATGGCATGTTTATCCACCTTCCGTTTGACAATTGGAAAGTTACTGTTTTTTCAGAGTATTGCTCTCCTGTATTTGAATTTTCCCAAATAGGTCTACCGTACCGAGTTTTCCTGCCTGTGTCAGTTGGTGTACCTCCAGCTGAACCAGACCCACCTATTGAAGCTCCTTCCGGTATTACCTCTTCTTCTAAGTCTAAAAGCTTAATAACTTCTTCTCTGGTTCCAATGTAATTGTCGATGTCTTCGGGGTTGCTGTGTTTGGCAATAATTTCTTCTGTTGTTGCCTCTCCTTCAGGGTCTAATAGCTCTTCTTCAGTAAACCTGAAATCTGGCCCACGATCATCTACTGTGCCTGTTGGTTGTGGTACAGGATCAAGATAATAAGATCCTGTTTTTATCGCGGCTTCTATTTGATCTGGCTTCATTACGCCCCATTCTAAAACCGTGCCTACAATATCATTTGCAGTAAACCCTTCGTTCAATTGTCCCGTTTCAAGATTTATTGGATTGCCTAACCTTTCATTCTCTGCCACTAGTTTTTTATACATAGGAGAAGTTTTTTTAAGTATTTGGTTTGTTTCCCTAACCTTTGAGCCATCTCCTTTAAAACCATCAGAAAAAGTTGTTTTCATAACGCGGTCTTGTCTTACAGCCTCTTTAAGAAGTTGGTCTGCTTCTTTGTCAGTCAACCCAGGAGGCTTAGTTCTTGTAAGATTTCCCGAAGTTTGAAGTTTCCCCGTTTCTGTTAGAGTGTATTCTTGTTGCACTTCTTCAGCTGCTTGTTGCAATTCTTCAGCTGCTTCTGTAATTGTAGGAATATTATCACCACGCATAACGCTTTCTGAGCCGCCAAGAGCAGTCCAAAGGTCTTCGGCTTCGTCAAGAAACTGAAAAAAAGCGTCTGACCCTCGTAAATTTGGATCATTTGCCAAATCAGCTATCATTTCTAAAAACTTTATTTTGTCATTTCCTGCCTGTTCTTTAATTTTTTTAACTCGCCTTATATTAGAAAGCTGTAAGTCTCTCTGATTTTTTAACCTCTCTTTTTCGCCACCCCCACCACCTCTTCTTAGAAAACCTCCTTCTGCTGCTGCATCAGCTAATGCTGTTCTTTCCGCATCAGGTTGTCCTCTCATTAAATTATACAAAGCCGAATTAAAAGCTATATTCATTGTAGTACCATTAAAGCTGGCCGGTTTTGCGCCTTCTGTCGCGCTCGAACCTTTTGAACGATCTCCACGAGTAAAATAAACAGGTTTTCCTTCTGGATTTACACCGCCGATTAAATACTCTACAGTACCATCCGCCTTGGTGTTAGAAATAAGAGTGCCGTTTCCTCCAGAAAGATCTATTTTTTCGTAACCGACAATTTTGTCATTTTCTGTAACTGGATATTCCATTAGCCCGTCATGAAATGATAGAAGTTCTAACATAATTTGGTTGTGTTCGCCATTTGCATTAGCTGTAGGGTTTATTTGCCACAAACCGCCACCATCTAAATCTTCTACAATAAGATCTCTCATAATTAAAGAATCCCAAAGCTCCTCGTTGCGTTCTTTTTTTTGATTCATACGCGCGTTTTCAAGTTCTATTTGTCGCGCTTCTCGTAGTTGACGAGCCTGTATAATATTAGAACCTATAGCTCTACCAGAAGGAAATTGAACTCCGCCATATTTGCTAGCTGTCATGTTAAATCCCCGAGCATTCCAAAAAGAGTGTTATAGACGCCTGTTTTCCAACTTGTTCGTGCATTGTCATACTCTGCTTTTCTTTTATACCCTTCCGCACCACCAGCAGTAACTGCAGCAAGTCCTTGTAGATATTCTTCATTTTCAATACCGTATAGCTGCATTTGTAGCTGCCGTTTTAAATCTTGTTCTTGGATTCTTCCGGTAGTAAGGTTACCAGCCAAAGCAGAAGCTTCTCCACGTTGAAAACCTCTTTCCATCTCTTGTTGTTCTGCGGCAGTTAAATTTTGTCCATACCGCGTCAAATTACGCTTATTTGTGCCTTTGCTAATTTCATAAGTTTTAGCTACGTCTTTACGTGTATCTTTAGTTAAATCAAGGTTTTCTATTCTATCTTTAAGATATTGTTGTGTAGGCCTCGTCCTGCTTGTATAATTATTCCACTCTTCTCTAAGCGTACTTTCAGCTATTCCAATAGCCCCATCTGCCGTCATGTTCATAGGGGTTCCAGTTCTTTGGTTTCCATACTGTTTTTTATAGTCATCATATGTTGAAGAAGAACCTAGGTTGTAAGAAGATTTTTGAGTTGTTTTAGGGGTTCGGGGTGTACTCGAACGGTGTGGTTTTGATTTTCTATAAGACGTGTTTCCTGTAGAGAGCATAGAAAATTCTCCAGGTTCTTGTTGTCTTAATTGATCTAAAATACCCATAGTTAAATACCGGCTCCCCTACCCCCGCTAGTACTAGGGCCGGTATTAGAACTATTAGAACTATAAGAAGGTTTACTACCTAAACGTAACTCATCCGCCCCATGGGCAATTTCTCCAACAAAGTTACCAAAAGCGCTCCAAGAATAAGCTTTATTTGCGAGTTTTGTTTTATCAAGTTGTCCTTGTGCTTGTCCCAAACCGTATATATTAGAGGTAAGAGGAGAAACTTGTTTCTTTTGTGCCGCATACATAGACACAAGCATATTGTTATCTAATTCTTCTGCCCTAAGTGTAATATCATTTGCTAGTTCTGCTTCTCCCTCAGCTCCGGCTACAGCAGCCCTTACATTTTTAACCTTTTCATAAGACAATTCTTGATTAGCTTGAGCAGCGTCTGCCCTAGAAAGTCCAGCTAAGTATGATTTAACAGACCCCTCTTTGTGTACCACATCATCTATCATACCTTGTAACATAGCGTGATAAGGCACCATAGCTTTAATTTGCTCTCTGCCTATATTTAAACTGAGACCTTGAAGCGGAGAAAATGCCTCCATTTTACTTCTGCTAGGTTTAGACTTAACAGCCCCAACAACTTTAGCGATTGTTCCAATTGTAGCTAACCAACCCATTAGTAATCTATCTCCGTGCCATATGTTTTATAACGTTTGCGTGGAGTTAAACCCACACCTTTATATTTAACAAGTCTACGAACTCCCAAGTCTCCGCCTCTGCCTCTAAGCTCAGCGTCTTTAACTTCTTGTTGAAACAGCATGTAGTAATCATTTGCTGCCGCGGCATCGCTCCAATCTTTAGAAGGGATCCTTAATAAACGAAACAACGTGCCATAAATAATGGCATCTCTGTAATCCGTTGAAAATGCTGTGTTTATATTATTCGACGTTCTTGTAGGTTTAAGTGCAACACTTAGGTTTATCGCGTTTGTTTTTGAACTTGAAGGAACAGGAACTAACCAGAATGTGTCTGGAGTTTTTTGTAAGTAAACCCTAGGAATACTAGAACGGTTTCTCCAATCTGGAAAATTAAGCTCTAGGCTTCTTGGACTAATTGGGTCTAGATCATTACCGTCATGTATCATCCAAAGAATTTGATGAACTTGTGTGCCAACAGGTTGACCAAAGTCATATTCATAGATATCAGCTACAGTGCTTACAGGATCTAGATCGTGTACATATGCTTGGCTTTTTTCGCACGCTTCAATTGTAGCCGCGCGCAGGTGGTTAATTACCAACGAATCAGGACATCCTGGAACGTAAGGTAATATTTCTTTAACCAATGAATCATATGTTGCCATTTTTTACTTCTTTGTTTGTGGTAACTTACCAAGACTAGATGTTTGTGGAGTATATAAAGGATGTGCCATCGAATGGTTAGGTACATTCGGCACACGTTTTACATGCTTCACGCCGTTAATAACTTTTTCTACTGTTTTTCTTGTTCCCATTGTTTATCCTTGAACTGCGGGAGCCATCGGCTGCGCTGCTTTTGCAGCGTCCATATTAGGGCTCGCCATTAAATTAATCTGAGCTCCAGCCCCTACACTATTTGCAAAAAGCTGAAAATGGTTGTTTGCTCTTTGTGCATTACCTGCAAACTCTGCATCTTTCATGTATGCCCTATAAAGAACATAATCAATAATTGCGTTTGCATATATGTCATCTAAATAACTTACAGCACTACTCGTGTTTGCAAAATCTGTTGGGCTTCTGGAAAAAACAATCTCTACATACGCATTACCCGCAACTCCAGGGTATACATAATATTTACGGGGGTCATCTTCATCAAACACATAATGTTTAACTACTGTTGTGTGCGCCGCATCGCCTGAAACGGTTGGGTCATGCCAATTTGGTTCTTGAGAATCTAAAATCTCGCGGTCAACGATACGAATAACTCTTTTGCCCGTTGCGCTACCTCCAGCTGCAGACATATTACGAACTACTTTTATTAGCCTTAACCCTACGTCTGGTATAGCTTGTTCAGTACCAGTAGCTAATTGCACATTAGCATGATCCGCGGCTGCGTCTGGTCTTAGATTAACAATCTCTCGTTGTGCATCATTCATATAACGCAACAACTCAGCGTCAAGCCATCTGACGCCTGTTGTATCTTGTAACGTGTCTCTTATCCTTAAAAGAAGGTTAGCGGCTGTAATTGTGCCTGCCATCTACTTTATACCTCAATAATAATGTCTTTTGCTTTCTTCTTCGCTGCTTTCTTTTTTGGAGCAGCTTTTTTAGGTTCTGGTTTAGGTTCCGGTTTGGGTTCAGGTTTTACATCTTTTACTTCTGTGCAACCTGCGTGTATACATTCGTATCCTAAATCGTCACCGACTTCTCTAATTTCTCCCGCCATAACGGTAATGGCTGCGCCCCAAGGTGTAGAGACGTATGTGTCAACTTGCGCTGTAATTTTCAATTTTCTATCTCCTTAAAATAATGTGGGTAGCCCCGAAGAACTACCCACAAGACTCAACTTAGTATGCCACGTCTAAGCGGATAACACCAAAGTCTTCAACAGCACCGTTGTGGTCACTGTTGTACTTAGGCTTCCTAAAGCCAAGGATCTTACCAATTGAGATACCATTTTGGTTCCCGTAGTCGAAAGAATCTTCAACTATTTCAGGGAGACCGATATCAGCCATAGCAAGAGCTTGTGCTCCACAGAATAAGCAAGCTGCGCCATTAATATCAGCATCAGCACCCCACTTATATCCGGCAGAACCAGCATTAGATGATGTTCCAGTAGTTGCGCCAGATGTGTTAAACACATGTCGGAACTCATGGATCATAACGCCATCAACCATAAGGCTTGAAGAACCTGAGAACAATTCGTTACTCGGTCCTCTTACTCCAGCATTCCTGACGTTAGCTAGGAAGTCTGAATCAAGTTTAAGGTCAGCCATAACTTGAGGAGTCACAAATAAGTGATAAACCTCGTCGCCGCCTGAACCTCTCAAACCACGGATATAGTTATCCTTAGCATAGGCTTTAAGAGCAACGATAGTTTTGTACTGAATGGTGTCAGCAGCTGCTACTAAGCTAGTATTACCTGCTACAAGACCATCAGATACATCCCATCTTCTATGCCTGTTGGTTGTTGGTGATGAAACGTCACTTGCAAAAGCAAGGTCACCTAGGTTCTGACCAGTGTTCATAACTGATCTTAGGGCACCGTTGTTTTTGTTAGTGTACGCTATTCCAGATAGCGTCATAAACGCTACTTGGTCTATACGATCTGCCATTGCATACGCAAGGGCGTCTCTTGAATGCTCACGAAAGTTGACAACTGATTTTTGATCAGCAAGACGTCCAGCAAGACGGTTTGCGAATCTCATTTGATCAAGTTGTACAACAATATCGTATGCTCTCAATGACTCTTCATTACCTTCGAGAGTGTAGTCTCCAATGATACCATCTCCGGTCATGTCAGCTAGAAGGGTAATTACCGCTCTTGCTCCTTTCTCAGATTTGGTAAGTTCAGAAATAGACTGAACCATAGCATTAGGGCCACTGCCCGCGAATTGGTTAATGAAGGACATATTCCGAGCAACACGCCAGAAATCACGTGACCAAATAGTGAGCTGTTCACTGGTCAGTGATGCAAAGTTAGTATTTGCCATTTGAATACTCCAAATTAATAGATTTAAAACCAATCGACTTATTTGGGGCGATATTTACCCGTATACCCTTTATCGTTGGGGTACGCTCTCGTAATTTTACGAATACGACCTCGCGCAGTTTTACGTCGGATGCGAGACGAAGAACGATTTTTTACGGGAACGACCCCGACTAGCTATCGTACTAGCAGACGAAATACTCTTTTATCTTACCTTAACTTCTAACCAAAGTCACCACGCATTCTACGTAATGTATCTTCAGGTAATGCCATAAATTCATCATCAGACAAAATATCAACGTTAACGTTCTTTTCGCCGCGTTCTCCTGCGCCTTCCCCTTTCATTGCGGGGGGTTGTGCTTTAGCTGCAGCTACTTTTTTCTTAACTGTATTCTTCTGTTTACGCTGTTGTACTTGCTCTTGTGTAACAACATTCTCGTTGCCTTGCAAACTACTATCGCCTGCGGTTGATAAAAGCTCAGGTTGTTTTGCAGCGATTGTATATTCCGTTGCTCTCGCCAAAGCATCAGCAGGTTCATACCCTTGAATAATAAAAGCGTCTCGCAAATCTACCACCTCTTTTGCAAGGTCTTCATTAAAAGTAGTACTGTTTTGGTCCAGTATAGGAAAAGTCTGTTCAATTTCCGCGGCTTTTTTAAGTAAGTGTTGTTCTTCTGTACCTTCTCTAACCGATTGTTGCATCTGTTGTTGAACTTCAGCCATCATTGCTTCTTTTTCAGCTATGCGGATTTCATTTCGTACAACAGCGGCTTGATTCATTTCTCCATCCAACAATAGTTGTTGATACTCTTGCTCTTTAGTCGCAAAGTCATATTGAGGGATGTCGGCTTTAGCTGCTGCTTCTGCTTGTTCTATTTCATTAATTCGTTTTTGCATCTTTTTATTTTTAGCAAGAACTTCGTCAAGTCGAGACTTAGGAACCATCGGTGCTTTATCTTTTTTAGCTACCGGTTCTTCGACCATCTCTTCTTCAACTCCTCCATCGTCTGGTCGTGCAGTGTTTTCATCTGCGTCAGCCATTGCTTCTTCGACCACCTCTTCTGAGCTATTTTCTGCCTCTGGTTCTGTTTCGCTTTGTTCTTTTGTCTCAAGCTCTTCTGGGCTCGTTTCAAGATTAGTCTCGTCTCCAAATGTGTCTTCTTGCGCGGTTTGTGTTTCTTCATCGGTCCCTCCTTCGTCCTCTGATGAAAGTTCAAAATTCAAATCTACACCAAAGCCTTCGGCGTCTTCTTTAGTAATTGCGTCCGCACCGGGCATTCTGTCGTATATAATATCTCCTTGGATATCTTCATTTGGGTTTGCTTTTTTCTTAGCCATTTTTAGTTACCTCCTGGTTTCATAGCCATTGCTGCTAGTTTTGTAGCTGCTTGTGTTTCAGATTGTAGTTGACGTTGGTTATTTGTCAAACCTGCAAGTTTTTCACGTACTGCAAGTTCTTCTCTCTTCATCTGTATCTTACTTTGAATTTCTGCCATTTTTAATTGTGGGTCCATTTTATTCTCTTCCGCTTTAGACATATTAAGTTCTGTTTCAGACTGCATGCTTGCAATTTCTGCTTCTAACTTTTGAAGTTCTAGTTCTATACTTTGAAGTTGTGCTTCCTGCTGATACTGCATAATTGCCATTTCTTCTTCGCCTGGCGGTTCTGTACCTTGCATTTGTCGTATTCTTTGTGCTATTTCGCCTTTACGAGAAAGGTGTGAAAAATCAACTACAATATCGTCTGGTACGGGAACTCCAACCTGTCGAAGTTGTAGTGCCTCTGCAAATTGCATTTCATCGAAATTATCTCTAGCTGGGCTTGTAGCAACAACTACATCATACTCACCAAGCGTTAAGTCATTTACAATAATGCCTGAAGGGGTAGGCTCATTTAATACAATTTCTTCGCTCGCTTTCATTGGGTCTGCTTCATCTGTAATCTGAATAACGCGAGCTTCCGTATAATAAGATTGAACAAGGTTTAAAACTTTTTCCGCTAGGTACTGCCGTGTTTTAGCTAGGTTATCCAAAGGCACTTGAATCATCATTGCGCCTCTGCTTTGTTTCGCTTGGATCGCTACCCCTGAAACTTCTGGGCTATCTGTACCCAACATTGAGTCACTAATACCACTAATCTGTTTTATGTTAATGGCTGCTTTTTGGCTGATACGATCTAAACCTGTAGGAATCTGGTTTGGTGGAATTTTAGCTGGAGGGTTTGAACCACGATTAAACTCAAGTACGAGACCTGTTTCAGCTCCGTGTTCCTCTAAGTCATCTGCATCCATACCGCTCAAAGAACCAGATTCTACAATCCACCCACTGTTGGCTGTTGTATTAACAATATGTAGTTCTTGAGAAGAGATCTTGTTCAACTGTTCTTGAGGGGATATCAGATTGCGAACCATACCAAAAGGCCGACCTCTTCTCCAGAAAGGAAAGTAAGGAACTAATGTAAAATGATTATATGGAGACCAACCGTCGTGTAGTACTGTTAAGTCAGCTGTTACTGTCCAACGTACTTTACGAACCAATTTCTCAATAATATCTAGGTCATACTCATCGGCAAACTGTTCGCGTTTTTTCTTTGTCCAATTATAAGGCACTTCCCGCATATCGCCCGTAAGCCTATCTATATAGAACATGCATTCTTTAAGTCTATAATACTGGCGCTCTATTACTCGAACCGAGCGCAGCGCGCGATTTTCTTCTGGGTTAGTTGTATTACCCTGTTGATATTCGACACCGCTATATGTATCTCCGTATCGAACTTCCTCAAACTCAATTGAGTCTGTTCCCAAAACAGAGCCTTGTTCCACAGTAATACGTAGTTTGTCTGCTTGCTTCTGCCCATAGGTCTCTTCTATCTCATCAAGACTCATCCACCGCGTTTCAAAAATCTCGTTCCACGTTCTAGGGTCATAGTCTTTTGCGTCTGGGTCAATAAGGATGTCCAACGGATCTTTGGCAGTTATACGAACTTCGCCTTGTATGTGGTCGTCAAAATCTATACGAACATCAAACCACCCTCGATCTTGAATCAGCCCATCCGAAAATACTTGTGCTTCTACCCAATCCAACTTGTTGTTATCAGAAATCTGTAGAAATAGTTTAGTAAGCGTGTCGGCTACCTCTTGTTGCCCTTTTCCTCGTGGCTTAAACGTAACGTCCATTCTACGTGTACTTTGTTCCCCTATAACTGTGTTGATAGTGGGTAATATGGTATTAATAGTAAGAGCCGGCCTACCTTGGTCATCTAATGTAGATAAATCAGCCGCGTCCCACTGTTCTCCTCGATAAAAAGCATCGCATCTTTTTGCGACCGCTATGTAATCTTGATGCCCATTGTCACGGGCTCGCGTGTATGCGTCCCACTGGTCACGTGCAAGTTGATGTTCTTTTGCCTTACTTAACCTTTTAGGTTTGTCGGATCTATATGCCATTAAGCGCTCATTGATGTTTTCTTGTTATCCCCTCTCGCAAGGTTTTTTAGTCTATCTCTCCAAGATGGCTCAGGTGCAATATTCTCATAGAACGTCGCAAACTCAGTCATCATAAGACCAATCCACGCCAAGGCGTCGACCTGGTCATCATGCGTACCATTAGGAAACCGTAAAAGTTCTGCGACAAGAGGCCCAGTCCACACAGCATCCTTTGGAAAGTATACCATGCCTTGTTGCATTCGTCCTTGAATTGCGCGCGCTCTTGCTTCTTTATCTCGTCGTCCAACTTTTAAGTCTTTAAAATACGCCTCATGTAGTCTACGCTCTCGGACTCTTTTTTCCAAGAACGGACCAATTGCCATCTCTATATGACCCTTCTCTATGCCAACAATTCCCGGCCTCCAAGTCTCATATAGATCTAAAATTTGTTCTACCAGTTCAAAGCCATCGAACTTGCCACGAACAGTATCAACAATATACATGCTATCATACTCATCGACCCCGACCATAAGCCCAACAGAATAATCATTTCTATCTCTTTGGCCAATCGCGAGATCCCACGCGCAATAATATCGTAGCTGCGACAAATCAACGTCTTCATTCTCATAATAGCGTATCATATCTCGATTAAAATAATCACCTTCATCAGCTACTGGGTTTTGCTGATAAAGTGCAACCCAATCTCTCGGACCTACCGCTTTTTGAATTTGTTGTAGTGCATCTATGTTATATCTTTCTGGATGCAACGCTTCGCCGGTTTTTCTAAACTCTTCGTCTTTTTCCGCAATCGCAGGATATTTTACAACTTCCCACTGGTCAGCGCCACTTTTCGCTGCGGTTAATAGCCGTCCTGCCAAATCATCATCATGCCACCGCGTAAGAATAATAAGTACACCACCCCCGGGGGCCAAACGTGTGTATGCAGTAGAAGTGTACCAATTCCACACAGACTCCCGATTAAATTCGGATTCGGCGTCTTCCCGGTTTTTCACAGGGTCATCAATTACTAGAATGTTCGCACCTTTACCCGTGATACCACCGCCAACACCCGCGGCTACATAACCACCTCCTTTGCTAGTGAGCCACGCTTCGACGGACTGACTTGTTCGATCCAAAAGTGTTCCAGCAAAAATGTTTCTATAGTTAGGTTCTCGAAGCATCGCCCGCACTTTTCTAGAGAAAGTCATAGCAAGAGAGCCCGAGTACGAACAACTTATAAATTCGTGTTTGGGGTTTTTACCTAAATGCCAGGCAGGGAACGCAACACTAGCCAAGGTCGATTTCCCATGCCGCGGAGGCATAAACAGCATTAATCTAGGTGATTCGCCATCTTCTACCGCTTGACTAAACTTTTCGAGCCTTTGGCAAATATCTTTATGCACCC